GCAGGGCCTTGCGTACTTTGAGCTTGGTGTTCTTGTGCGCGGTCATGTTGATCTTCTTCAACTGACGCGCCATGGCCAGTGCTGCACCTTGCAGCTCTTCGGCAGAAACGACCTTGTCGAGGAAGCCAGCATCCACAGCGCTCTGCGGATCAAACATCTCGGCGTTGATCACCGAGCGGTGGAACGCCGACTTGCGCAGACGATCACGGGCCAGCTCGATGCCGGCGTGGTGCATGGTCATGCCGATCTGCACTTCGTTCAGGCCAATGCTGAACGGGCCGTCGACACCAATCCGGTAATCAGCCGACAACAGAATGAACGCGCCCTTGGCCACCGCATGCCCAGGGCACGCGACGATCACCGGGAAAGGGTGCGACAACAGACGACGGGCGAGGGTCGAACCGGCGGTCACCAGGCTCACGGCTTCTTTAGGGCCGGCCGTCATCACCTTCAAGTCATAACCGCCCGACAGAATGCCTGGCTGACCGCTGATGATCACCACCGCACGATCCGTCACCGCCTGATCCAGCGCAGCATTAAACGCGGCAATCACGTCCGGCGAGATGGCATTGACCTTGCCATTACTCAAGGTCAGGGTCGCGATACCGTCTTCGAGGTGGTAGGAAATCAACTCACTCATGACGCTATTCCTTGTATTGAAGTGGGGCAGACGTTACCCACCGTCGTAGGCCAGGTAAAGCGCCATGACTGACCGGCCAGTCAGCCAATTCGCGCCCGCCCAGCGTAGCCGGCCATACGTACCGCGCATTGCCCTCTATATAGAAACATTCACCCGGCCGAAGATTGGCAGGTTTGCCATGCCTCCAAATCCGCCTGAACTCACAAATCGCTTAACCGCATGAAAATTCTGAAAAAAATATTTGCCATCGGAAAAGCTTTCGACTACATTAGCGCGCCTCGACAGACAGAACATGTTTGAAGAGATACGGTGAAGTGTCCGAGTGGCTTAAGGAGCACGCCTGGAAAGTGTGTATACAAGAAATTGTATCGAGAGTTCGAATCTCTCCTTCACCGCCAAATTCTGAAAACGCAAACCCCTGATTTTCCTAGAGAAAGTCGGGGGTTTGTGGTTTTTGACGTCTGAAAAATAGCCATATGGGACAGATCTGGGACAGATGCTCTGTTTTGGTGCGTAAATTGAAGCCTAGTGAATGAGTGTGTGGGCGATCTCATCCAGCCTCGGCCTGCTGCGAGATGAGCTAGCCTTTCCGGATACCACTTCAAGGACGACTTCCATGCCAGATAGCTCAGACTGCAACATTGCCACGGCGGATGCGCTGACGTTGCTCCTACACAACCAGCATGCCCTGGGTGCGGCAATAGAAGAATTTGCCAAATGGCTTTCAGAGAATGGCGTAGAGGGTGTCGCAGATAACGCAGTCATGGCCTTGGAAACCCTGGACACAAATGCAAAAGCGATTACAGATGCGATTATGCGATTACGGCAGTTCTAGGGAATCTCCATGGCAGGCAGCAATCGGCCATGAGCGGACCTTCGTCTGGGGGTAGGGCCCAGTAAATATCGGTCATTTGAGGCGTCTACGAAATTTGGGGCGATTCAATTTGGGAGCTGTTTTTTATCGGTTGATGAACTAGCATTTTTGCGGGGCATTGGCCTCGTAATTGCCCCCCCCACGTCAAACCCAGACTTCAGCAAGGACGATTTGTATGAAACCGCTCATGAGTTCATTGGCACTCGCTGTCGCAATCATCACGTTGGCCGGTTGTTCAACGACTTCGCAACCCGACAGAAACACCCCCCTGGGCGAAGAAAACCTCAATGGCTCGGGTTTCCTTTCCGACGTCTACCCGCTGATGAAAGAAGGCAAGGACGGCGAAGCACTGCGCGTGTACCGCAATCCGAAATATGCCTCCACGGCGAACTTTACTCGCTTCACCAAAGTGCTGCTCGATCCGGTCAAGCTGTACGCCGGTTCCAAATCGAAATTGAAGGATGCCCCACAAGACGAGGCCAAAGCGATTGCCCAAGGCTTCTATAATCAGTTGCATGAGCAGTTCGGCAAGGACTATCAGATGGTCCAGACTCCCGGCCCGGATACCTTGCGGATCTCTGTAGCGATCGTCGATGCCGAAGCCTCCGACACCTCGCTCAAGGCCGCCTCGTACATTCCGCTAGGCATTCCGGGAGCGAAAGCAGTAGCAATGAAAGCGGCAACGCAAACCACCGGCCAACCGCTCGCCACTGGTCAAGTGACCGTCGAAGGCAAGATGTACGATTCACAAACAGGTGAAATCGTCGCAGCCGTAATCGACCGCCGCACAGGCTCGCGTCGCCCAATTATTGGTCTGTTTGAAAGCAGCACATATGACAAGTGGAGCGACGTGACGGCGGCAGAAAAGTACTGGGCGGAAAAAATGCGTTATCGCCTGTGCATGCGCCGCGCAGCGACCAACTGTGTTGATGCTGTCGAGTAAGTCAGCTCACCAGCATGCCATGACCCGCAATCCGGCTATCGCCGGGTTGTGTAGGGCTTTAACGACTATAGTTCATCAGCCTCGCAATAAGACGAGACTCTGCGTATCCAGTCATGGCCCGGATGCAGTAGAGTTAGATGCTGAGCCAACCATTACCGTTCTTCTGACGATAGCTACGGCAGAGCCCGACTGAAATCACGCTGATCTTTGAGACGGGTATTTTTGGCCGATTGCGGCCTTTGACGACCGGTACATTGAACGCCATTTATGTTCAACAGGCCCCCACACCTTGCCCAGGTGTAGGGGCCTTTTGGTTGGTCCCCGGATACCAGACTCCCATGGACTGGTACACCGGGCCAGGGGAGTCTGGTTTGTAACCGTTCGGCCAACACATCTTCCTGATCCCCGCGTTTAAGGCTATGGGGTCTGCCTTTGTCGATGTCAGCTACGCGGATCGAGCTTCGGCTCTAGATAGATCTACGGAAGCTCTGATGGCATCAATTACGTCTTGAGCGAGCGCCATAACTGTCGTTGTACTGATTTCAATCCGACTGATAATGTCTTCTCTCGGGCCCTGTTTCCAGGCAGCGCTTGCGTAAAACGCATCTTGAGATACTTGGCGATGGCTCTCGCTTTCATAGGCGCGAATCAGGTGATAGCTGTCACAATCATGTAATGAGCTGCCATAAGACACGACATCTATGCCAGCTTCTAGGTGAAGCGGAACACTTACATTCTGCATTATTTGATGAAAGTCCAGTCCCGATCCTGGCTTTAAGGTGTACATCAGGATTTCAATAATTCGAGTCATTCCAAGTCTTCCATGTGGAGTTTCAACGTGAGCATCCGTACATCCCAGATTACGTTATTAGGCGGGAGTCCAGCTAGATGACTTGGCCGGACGGATACTCTGGTTTGCTAAAGCTTTAATGCTAACTGCAGCATCCCGACGACATCTGGCCCGTCCTCATTGATCCACGTCCCGTAATGCTGGCGAATCATGTTCCCGTTGGTATGCCCCATCTGTTCGGCTATCCAGTCGATCGATGTTACACCGGTGGTCAGCAACTGACTGGCGTACGTGTGCCGGCACTGACCAGGTCCGCGATAGCGAACCCCGGCCGCGAGCAAATGAGCCTTGAAGAACCTGTCTCGTACCACGAAGTCGTTCACGTGCGGCAAACCGCTTTTGGTGTTCAGGAAGACAAAGTGCAGTTTGTGCTGCCGTACCGTCTTGTTGTCCCGCTCGACGATATCAACGGTTTCCGCCTTCCTTTTCCGATTCAACGCGTCGATCTTCTGCAGTGCATCCCACGCGGGGGCGAGTAGGCGAACCCTACGCGTCGAACGCCGGGTTTTCGTCACCCGGTAAGCCCCGCGCACCTTGGACCTGCGGAAGGTCACCGTGCCTTGTTCCAGGTCGACATCCTCCCAGGCCAGGGCGATGGTCTCGGATACCCGGGGGCCGGCCCAAATCATGAACTGAACCATCAACAGCTCTTGCGTGCGACTGGTAGGGGTTTCGAGGATCTGTTTAATTTCCGCCCTGGTGAATGGGTCCGGTGCCTCGGGATCCGGCAGGCGCACCATCAAGCCTTCGGTTGGGTCATGCGCGACTTTCATTCTGGTGCGGTACAGCCTGAACACCTGGCGCACGTTGCTGATGATGTCGCGGATGGTTTTGTTTTTGAGCGTTTTAGACAGGGTTCCCTGAATCCACTCCTGCAGGTCCAGGTGATCGATGTTTTGGATCTGTACCTTTCCCCAGCGCGGCCGCACATGAACTTCTGCCTTGTTGGCATAGCCCCGATAGCTCGACGCCGCCACGCTATTGGCTTTGATCTTTAACCATAGGTCCAGGTAGTGCCCGAAAGTGTTTTCGACCAGCTTGGCCGAGTTGGGAAAGTGCCGCGCGTAATCGAACGTGCCGGCCTGGATTTCGTATTCGATGATGTCGACCAGGCGCTTTCCCTGGGCCACGATGGCAGGCGTGTTGCCACCCGGGATTGCTTCCCGGCATTTTTCCCCGTTGTATTGAAAATAGATTCTCACGGATTTCCCGCGAGCTTCGACCCCACTCATGTAATCCCCTAACGCTGTACTCGTATATCGACAGTCTGACGATCGGAAAAAAAAAGGCCCGTTTCCGGGCCAAGAATCTAGATGCGCATCTTCTGGTGGACGCGGCTTATGGCTTGGGCTTGTGGTTGCGCAGATGGGTATTCAGCAACTGGCGCCGCCGACTGCAATTCAGATGGTTGCCCTGGGCGCGCCACTTGCCGCATTGGTCGCAAACGCTGGTGTAATCGATGTTCCAGGGAAAGCGCCGTACTGGCGTTGCTGCAGGACTGTTAGACATTGCACGACTCGCCCCGGATTGCAGGTATAGCGAGCAACTGGGCGACTACTGCAGCGTCCGTTTCGCTCAGTTCACCCAGGGTGCTGGCCATCTGGCTGAGGCTTTCGAGGCGCATGCGTGATTCAGGGGTTTTGTGCACCAGGTAGCCAATGACGGCCGCGCCGATAATCGCGGTGGCCACAAGGTGCCGCGCCGGTGTGGTAGCCTTCGTGCCGCTGCTGCTTTGGTTCTGTGCTTGCATGGTATAGCCCTCGGTGGTGGTTAGGTGTCGGGGAGCTGCAACTCCTCGGCACTGCTTCTTACAAGGTCAGTCTTTACGGGCTAGGTGGATCACCAGGCCGTCAAAGTTCGGCTCATGTTCAACACATGATTGCCACTCCAAAACCCTCAAAATCTGTTGCCTGCTGCAGTCGTCCACCAGGATTTCGCGCTGGCCACCTGCTGCCCGGACTTCCAGGATCTCCAACAAGCCATCCTCCCCATACGCACCGGCCTGGATGATCGGCGCGCTTTCTCCCGTGAAGTCCAGACGGTCCTGAACTGACTGGAGCTTGCTTGCTTTGCCGTCGCCGGCACTGCCCATAAACACTTGGATTTGCATCGGTCTTGCTCTCCTTTACGCCTTGAATGTCCAGCACTTCACTGTGGTCGGCCGGGGTTGTGAACAGGGGTTACGGTTGTTGAACGCGGCGCGTACGGCGCTGTGTACGGCCTTGTTGCTATCCAGGAACTTGCGGGAGCGGGACTCTTTGAGCAGGTCGCGCAACGTGGCCACGTCGGCCAGCTTCTGTTTGTGTTCGGCGGCGCGTTCACAGAATTCGTTGAGATTGATAGCAATCACGGTCGGGTCGCTGCTGTGGTCCACCACCGGATCCTCGCTCAAGGATTCGAGGTAGTCGTAGACCTCCCAAAACTCGGCCACGGCCGCATGGTCGGAGCTGATCGACGCCTGGCGCTCGATGGCCATCCGCACGATCTGGCGCTGGGTAGCGGCGACTTGGGGATCACTTAGTTTGAGAACCAGGCGAAGGCCGTCCAGCAGCGAGAGCAGTTGCGCGTGGTTCTTGCTGATCCGCTCGACACGGATGTACCCGCGCAAGTCATAGCCGCAACTGCTGCAGTTGCCCTGGTCGCTGGTATAGGCCGTGCTGCAGGCGAAACAGTGGGTATGTAACCGACGCAGCTTCGCTTCGTGTTCGGGCATACGCTGGGCGAACAGCTCAAGCACCGCGGACTCTTTGCCCACGGCCCGCAACAGGAAGTGGCTGAGGGTACCGCCGTCCAGCGCGTTGAGCTGATCAGCTGCAGCACGGCTTTCCGGTGTGACGGTCGGGCGCACAAAATGCAGTTTTACGATGCGCGTCATGATCGCTTCATGGGCGACCACAGCCGCGTTTTGGCTGATAGCGATGGTTCCCCTGAATGGGGGCTCGTACGTCTCGTTACCGGCCGTCTTGACGCCTTTCGTAGCCAGGGTGCCGCCGCCGTAGAAGTCTTTCAGCTCGTCCCATTCAAAGGTTTTAGCGTGTGCCCGATCATCGCTGTGGCGATCGGCTTCCAGGAACACCACCGGCATGCCGGAGACCTGGCCCATCAGGCGAGAGCGCCCGGCCTTGGTGGATTTCATCGGGTCGAATCCTTCATAGCCTTCGCGGCCGAGTAGTTTCCAGAGCAGGTTCAGCAGGGTTGTTTTGCCGGCACCGGCCTCACCGGTGGCTTCCAGAAACGGGAATGACTGGTAGCGGGCGCGGATCTGTTCGCAGAACAGCGAGCCGAAGAAGAACACCAGGGCGACTAAGCCCTGGGCACCGAAACAGGTCCACAACAGCTGCAGTCACTTCTCGTCAAAACCCTTTGCTTCGCGCTGCAGCTTGATGGGGACGCCTTTCTGCAGGGTTTTCAGGCGCAGCTTGCCAAACTCGAAATAGTCTTCGCTGTTGACCTTGTAGATGGTGCCGTCCTTGATCGCGATATCACCGTAGACGTAGCAGGTGTACTCCTTGCTGTAGCCCACGTAGTCGATCGTCGAAACGGTTTTGATGCCGAACAGCTGATCTTTCATGAGCTTGTCGAGCTGCTGGCCACTGCCGGTAAACATCGCACCTGCCGCCATGCCGAGCAGTCGCTTTTTGAATTCGCTCGCGGCCGACAGCTGTCCGCTGGTGAAGGTGTTTTTCACGCTTTCGGAATCGTGGGGGAAGTCCACGCGCAGGTAATACCAGGACTCGTCCGTCACCTCGTTGCGCTGGAAATACAAGGCTTGGGGGTAGCAGTTGGCAATCTCTACGACACTGCCGGACTGCTGCAGCGCCTTCTCGCGCTGTTGGGCCTGGTTCAGCAACTGATCGTCGTGGTTCTCGCTGTCCTCGATGTCGGACATAGCCCGGTTGAATTTCTCCATGTCCAACTTGAACCAATACAGGCGGCTCCCAAAGCCCAGGTGAAATTCCCCGCGCTTGTTCCAGTCGTACATGAGCAAGGCCTTTTCCGCTGCGCTCTCTGCCAGCAGCAACGCTCCCTGGTGACGGGCTTGCTTGAGGTCGGTGGCGATCTGCTCGACACGTTTCGTGTCGTCTTGGATGAAGCTCCAGCGCTGATGGAGATCGTTCCAATCAGCCTTACGGCCGTCGCGTTGCGGGATCTGTGCTGACTCGCAGACGAAGCCCAGGGCCCGGGCTTCACGCACCCAACGCCGGGTGTATGCGTTAGCGCTGGGCTCGTTATCAAGGGCCCACACCAACTTAGGCAGCTTCCCTCCCTCGCGGGTCTTAACCAACGCCTTGAGCGAGTCCCCAGGGAACGCTGTCGAGGACATGGCCGATACGGCCGCGATGTCGTTGTGTACCAGGGCGATGGCGTCGAAGATCCCTTCAACGATCCAGATTTCCTTGGCTTCAAGAAGGTCGACGCAAGGTGGGCACCACCAGACGCCGCGATAGCTGTCCTTGGACTTGAAGCGAGCCTTCATCTTGCCGAAACGGTGTGGCTGATCGATCAGGCGTTCCCACCAGCCGCCTTTTTCCAGGGCGAAGCGCACAGTGGCGCTGCCGGCGTTGTGTTCAGGGGAGTAGAAACTTTCCTGAGTGAACCAACCCTGGATCAGCTCAAACCGAAAGCCCCGGGCGAACTCCAGGTAGGCACGCGCAGTGGCGCTCGGGTGCTGGTCTGTAGCGGGCGCACGCTTGCTCCAGTCTTCGAACAGATCGTCGTACAGCTCTTTAACGTGCAGGGTGTGACCACATTTTTCAGGTCGGCCACAGATCACCATCCATGGCGTGTCAAACCTGGAATACAGCTCTTTCTTTTTACACTTGGGGCAGGTGCCGCCGCGCATGTAGTCGGTGCCTGTGCGGTGCTTGAGTCCGAAGTCGGACTGGAGGCGTTGCAACACGTCGTGGCGAAGATCTTCTTTCATGGGGTTACTTCACTGCTTTGAGGCTGTGGGACAGGGCTGCCATAAGGCGTTTTTGCGCAGCCATTGCCGGGACGTGGGCGAGAATCGCGCCGTGGCGCAGACCGTCCGCAACAAAGCGGAATTGGTCGGCGTACCAGTGCTCATTGAGGCTCAAGCGATACTGTTCACGTAGGGCGGCCAGTAACGCTTTGGCCTCTGCCGGTGGCAGTTGAGTGGTGACAATTACGGCGTTTGCCATCGTGAAACCTCGATTTCAGGCGCAGCTCACCCAAACCCACGGTGGTGGGACAGGCGATTTATTGGGTGTGTATTACGACGCGGTGACGCGGAAGCGTCCGTTGTCCGGTGCGATGAGAATGCGTTCGTAGATCAGGCTGACCGGGATTGCCCAGGCGTTGCCGGTGGCTGTGTCGATGATGACGGTGTGCGTGGACGTGCTGCTGACAATGTCTAACCGCTGCCGATCGCTTACCGCCGACATTTCGCTGTTGGCCAGGTGCACCAACCTTTCGGCGGTCTGAGTCAGGACGTCGTAATCAGTAACCAGGTGCTGCACGGTGCGATCGAACAGTTGCTGATCGTCACCCAGGTGTTCGCACCGGTGCCGCTCAAGGAACACGAGAGCCGCGGCTTTGAGCATGTCCTGATATTCCTGTGCAGCAGGCAGATTGTTCATTGGCCATTCCCCGGTTTGATGCGGTACAGGTCGATAGCTGCCAGCACTTCGGCGTGCCGTGCGGCCATGTGGAGGTTGTGAGCGTTGAGGATGATTTCGGCTTCTTCTTCGTTGATCGAGCCGTCTTCCAATGCCTGGGCAATCGCTTGGTCAACGCAGCCGCGCTTCGCTGAAACCTGAACCGATCGGGCATACAACTCGACGTTATCCAGTGTTTCGGGGTCGGCGACCGGGACAAACAATCCGCCGTACATCTGCGCAACATAGTTCGGAAAGTGGCTGGTGCCGCTGATTTGTTCCAGCATGTAAACCTGAGCATCACTCAGCGGACTGCAACCCGCACTTTCATAGGCGTGGTTGTCGAACTTTTTGACGTTCATTCCCAAGCGAACTGCAGCGCCTTCGCGTCCATCGGGGTAGCTGCGAATGATCTCGCGCATCGTTTCCTTGCGTGTCTCTAGAACCGGGCTTTTCATCTTCTACTGTTCCCTGTTGGTCAGTGCCGTTACTGTTCGATAACGCCGTCTTTGATACCCAGTAGTACGGCGGCGCGATGTGCCTCCCCACGGCGACAATGGCTCTGACCACTCAGCACCGCGTATACGGTGCTGGGATTCAGGTTGTGCTGATCAGCAAAGTCCTTTGCGGATTGACCGCGCTTCTCTAATGTTTCTCTCGCTTGTTTGCGGGCTTGCTCGTTGATGCTTGTGTTGGGCATAGTGCAGATCCGTGCAATTTCATGTGGTGTGGAATGCACAATGATGCACTTCTGTGCATTTGTAAACCTATTGGATGAATAATTTTGCATCTTTCCGAAGAGATAGGATCCCGCCTGCAGGACGAGCGGAAGCGATGCGGTAAGACGCAGAACGAGATTGCTGAGGCGATCGGAGTTGCAAAGCGAACGCAAGCAAACTACGAAGCCGGTACGAGTGATGCGACGGCGTCTTACCTGAGCAAAGTCGCGCTCCAGTTCAGTTTTGACATCCCTTACATCCTCACCGGCGTACGAACCACCTTGGCTGAGGCTGCGCTGAGCCAGGTTGAGGACTGCCTCATCAATCAGTTCCGCGCTATTCCAGAAGATGACCAAAAGGCGATTCGGCGAATCATGAAAGCTATGGCCGACGATGCTGCCCGCGACAGGAATTAGCTTGTAACAAAGCATGTGGCGCATTCGCCACCTATCCGTTCCATAGCCATTTCCTGCCCCGATAACGTCGCTTCAGCAATGCACGTTATGGAGTAGTAAGCATGTTGGATCGCATCAAAAAAGAACCTGTTTGTGTTGGGATTGCCGAGTGCGAATGGCATGGCCTGAGCAAAGCGGAACGCCGTCTCATTGGCCACTACCGGTCATTGAGTGAACAGGAGCAAGGTCAGCTCCGCCGGTTTTCCGAGGTTCTTGCCGCCAATCCAGAAGAGTCAGCCAACAGCTGATGTCCCGATCGCCTAAGCACGGTTTGGTGTAACCAATCGCCGACGTTTCTGAGTCGGCGGTTTGTGCTTCACGCCACCCCTTGCGCCCCGAGCTGTTCAAACAGTTCCCGCTGTTTCGCTCTGGGCATCTCTTTCAAACGATCGAGCAGCATCCTCTCGAATGATTGAGCCGACGGGCTCAGTGTGTGAGAAAACGTCAGCTCCGCCACCCACGTGTGCCCGCACTTTGCATCAAGACATTGGCAGTAAAGCTTCGCGAAATCCGTGGAAAATTCCTCTCTAGAAGAGATCCGTCCTTTGTGTCCGCACTTGCATACAACTCGCATTGTGTCCCTCCCCAGGGCATCCAATCGCCACTATCTTGCCACAATATGCAGTGGCAATCTCTTAGCTAGGCACTAGATGTAGTGATGTCCACTGCTTCCTTGTGTTCTTTCCAGGTGAATCGTCTATCTTCCCGCAGCGAGTCATTGAGCTGGTTGAACAGCTGGCAGATCGGTCGGATCTCGTTACTCGTATACACCCGATCGATCTTTTCGATATCGCCAAAGCCGGCGCTGTTTTCCGGGATGATGCCGGCTAGCGCCGGGTTCATCCGCCAGGCGGCAATCACGTCGTTACGGGTGATGTTCTTGACCTTCTCCAACTCGTCCTTGGCTTGGAAGTCACCCACCGGGATGATCTGAATTGCCTTCTCAGCACCGCCGGGGATGTTCACGAACATAGAGCGGAAGTTGCCCACACCCT